TTTTAATATTACATTTCCTAACTTAGCAGCTAATAAAGTATTATCTGTTAATAGTGCAGGTAATGGTTTAGAATTTGCACAAGATATTACAGACATTACAACAATTGCTGGAATAGCAAATGATGTATCTGCTGTTAGTGCAATAGCTGCTAATGTTACAACAGTTGCAAATGATGCAGTTGATATTGGTACTGTCGCTACAAATATTGGTTCAGTTAATATAGTAGCAACAAATATTGCAGATGTAATAACAGTAGCTAACGATCTTAATGAAGCTATATCAGAAGTAGAAACTGTAGCTGATGATTTAAATGAAGCTGTATCTGAGATTGATACAGTATCAAATAATATAGCAGTTGTTCAAACTGTAGGAGCTGCTGCAAACATTGCAAACATTTCAAGTGTTGCAGGACAAATTTCTCCTACAAATAATATTTCTACAGTAGCAGGTGCTACAGCAAATATTGGTATTGTTGCTGGACAAATATCTCCAACTAATAATATTGGAACTGTTGCTGGAATTAATTCTCAAATAACTACAGTAGCAGGATTAAATACTGAAATAGCAGGTGTCTATGCAATATCTACTCAAATAACTGCTGTTAATTCAAATTCATCAAATATTAATACAGTTGCTTCAAATTTATTAGGATCTAATACTATTGGAACAGTAGCAACTGATTTAGCTGGATCTAATACAATTGGTACTGTTGCAACTAACATTGCATCTGTACAAGATGTATCTAATAATATTGGATCAGTTAATGACTTTGCTGCTAGATACAGAGTATCAGCTACAGCTCCAACAACAAGTTTAGATGTAGGTGATTTATGGTTTGATTCTACAAATGACGTTATGAAAGTGTACTCATCTGGAGGATTTATTAATACTGGATCATCAGTTAATGGAACATCAGAAAGATTTACATATACAGTATCTTCAACAACTAGCACAATTAGTGGTAATGATGATTCTGGAAATTCCCTTACATATGACTCACCATATATTGACGTATATCTAAATGGGGTCAAGATGGTAAATGGAACAGATGTTACTGTTACATCTGGTACATCAATAGTATTTGCTAGTCCAATAGGAGTATCTGGTACTGATATTGTAGATGTAGTTACATTTGGTACGTTTAATTTAGCTAGTTTTAGCATAGGTGATGCTAATGATGTTTCTATTGCAGGTGTTACAGACGGACAAGTTTTAACTTGGAACGCTTCATCTTCTACATTCCAACCAGGAAATGCTAGTTCAGCAGAAGTATATGGATTTAATAAAAATGCTAGTGGTCAATTAATAGTAACAACAACTGGTGGTGGCGTAGATAATATAGATGCAGCTACTTATGCAGGATTTGATGATGTAATGTTTGCAGCATCTGGCTTTACATTTAGTATTTCTAATGGGCAATTAATAGCAACAGTTTAATGTGCGTAGAAAATAATAGAATAAAATTATAAAGGAGAACATATGGCAACAATAAATCTAGGAAATATAAAATTTAATTGGCAAGGTGCATACGCAGGTGGAACAAGTTACAATATAGATGACGTTGTATCTTACAATGGATCAAGCTACATTTGTAAGTTAGCATCTACAGGCAACTTACCTACTAACAATACATACTGGGATCAGATGTCTAGTGCAGGTACAAATGGTACAAATGGTACTGATCTAACTACAACATTAACAACACAAGGCGATTTAGTTTATCGTGATGGTTCAGGTCTGCAAAGACTTGGTGCAGGTACAGCAGGACAAGTATTACAAACAGGCGGTGCTGGTGCAAATCCTAGTTGGAGTACATTGTCTAGTGATTATGTTAAACTTGCCGAAGTAAATGCAACTGGTACTGCATCTTCTATAGATTTTACAGATGTTTTTACATCTGATTATCACGGCTACCAATTACTTGGAAAAGATATTTATATGAATACTGGTCAACAAGTTATTAATTGTAGATTTAGTACTTCTGGCGGAACAGTAGTAACTACTAATTATACATTTTATCACGCAAAAACTTATAACGATTTTGGTAGTAGTAATAATATTGGTAGTGCTGGTAACTCACTGACAAATGTTCACGACCGAATTTTTCTTGATGGTATTATGGGTACTGATTCTACTAATACAAGTTCGTTAGAATTAATTATTCAACCTTCAATCGTTAGCGGAAAAAATAGTTTTATTAATGCTGAAGCATTTACAGTATTAACTACTGGAGCTAATCCATATAGACATTTTATTAAAGCATACGGACATCCACAAGATACATCAGCAATGACTGGAATAACACTTCAAGGTTCAGCTGGAAACAATATAAATGGAAATTTCATTTTATACGGAATGAAATCATAGGAGATAAATATGAAAAAAATAATTGCAACTTTAGAAAATCCAAATGGTGTTTTAGTTGATTTAACAGCAGAAGAAATAGCACAAAGAGAAACTGATATTGCTAATGAAACTGCTAGATTTCAAGCTGAACAACAAGCTAAAGCACAAAAAGAAGCTGACGCACTTGCTGGAAATAATAAGTTATTAGAACTTGGTTTAACTCAAGCACAAGTAACTGCTATGACAGGGTACACACCACCTGCGGAGGTATAATCCGCTATGACTAGAGCAAAAAACATTGCTACAGTTTATTCAAATGCAAATACAGCTAATGAATTTGTTAAGCTAGATGGCTCAACAAGATTACCTGCTTTAGATGGTAGTCAATTAACAGGTGTTGCAGAAACAAAACCAACAATAACTTCTATATCACCTAACACAATAGATAATACACAAACTCAAATAGTTATTACTGGTACTAATTTTGAGATTACTCCAAACGTAGAATTAATATCTACTACTGGTGCAATCACATTGGCAGACACAGTTACAAGAAATTCATCTACTCAATTAACCATCAATGCTACTTTAGCAACTGATGGAACATATTTTGTTAGAATAGAAAATCCAAATGGTTTAGCGGTTAGAAGTTCAACAGCTTTACTTACAGTTTCAGATGCACCTACTTGGACAACTGCATCAGGTTCTTTAGGTTCAGTTGCACAAGGTAGTGCTGGTTCATTTACAGTATCAGCTAGTTCAGACAGTGCTGTGACTTATTCAAAATCATCAGGCGACTTTCCAACTGGATTTACTTTAAATGCTTCTACTGGAGTTATATCAGGAACAGAAGCTGGAAGTGATACTCAAGAGACAAATTACAATTTTACAGTAACTGCTACAGACGCAGAAAGTCAAACAGCATCAAGAGCTTTCACAATAACTGTAACAGTATCAATTAACAATGCAGGACAATTTAATTAGGAGTAATAATGGCTAGTACAAAATTAACAAGAACACCATCAACAACCACAGCAGTAGATGCGTGGACTTTTTCCGTATGGCTTAAAAGAAGTTCAACAGGAACATCACACGATATTTGTTCAGGTAGAAATAATACTGATGGTGGCAATAATCAATCTACATTTTCATTTGATGCTAATGATAACCTTTATTTTGATGTTTATAATGGTGGTAGTATTGTTGTTAAATTTATAACAAATAGAAAATTTCTTGATTTAAATGCGTGGTATCATATCGTTTTAGATTTTGACAGTTCAACTGCTGGTGCTAGAAGTGCCTCAGATAGAATGAAAGTTTGGGTTAATGGTATTAGAGAAACAAGTTTTAGTACAGAAGTACAATCAGCAGCAGACCAAGAAACTAATTTTTGTCAACAAAATGATTGTCCGATTGCAATCGGAGCTAATGCTGGTCTTAGAACAGCAACTTATAATGGATTAATGTCACACATTAATTATGTTGCAGGAGTAGGATACCCAGCTTCATACTTTGGCGAAACAGATGCAACAACAGGAATATGGAAACCTAAACTTTCACCAAGTGTAACTTATGGAATTAATGGTTTCTTTTTAAAATTTAATGAAGGTGCTTTCGGAACAGACAGCTCACCTAACGGAAATAATTTTACAGTTAATGGAAGTTTAACTCCAACTAAAGACACTCCTGAAAATGTTTTTGCTACTTTAAATCCTTTAGTTTTATTAAATGATAATCTTGTTTTATCAGGTGGTAATTTAACAGCATCAAAAGCAAGTGGAGGTACTACTGGTGGATATTTTTCTACTTTAGGTGCATCATCTGGTAAATATTATTGGGAAGCAAAATGTATAGCTACTGGTGGTTCAGATGGTTGGATAGGTATTGGACAAGATAGAACTTTTAGAACAAATAATGGTGATTATCCTGGTGATAATACTTATACAGTTGCTATCGGTCATACAGGTACTTTAAGATATAGTGGTTCTAATGTTGGAAGTTATACAGCAAGTTCTTGGACAGCAGGAGATATAATTTCAGTAGCTTTAGATTTAGATAATAACTATGTTTATTTTGCAAAAAATGGAACGTGGATGAATAGTGGAGTTCCAACAAGTGGTGCTACTGGTACAGGTGGTTATACAAACGCAACTATATTTGATGGTAGTTTAATATTATCAGTTAATTCTTTATATCAATCTGGTGGAGATTATGATTGGAACTTCGGCAACGGCTACTTCGGAACAACACCTGTATCATCAGCAACAACAGATGAAAGCGGTTTAGGAATTTTTGAATACACAGTACCAAGCGGTTACTATGCTTTATGTACGAAAAACATTAACACACAGGAGTATGCATAATGGCACAGATAAATAAACCTAGCGAATATTTTGATACTAAAATTTATACACAAACAGGTAGTACAAATAATGGTGATACACAAACTATTACTATGGATAATGTCGGTATGGTTTGGATTAAGAATAGAAGTTTTGGAAATTATCACGCACTATTTGATATAATTAGAGGTGGTAATGGTGCTAATTGTTTATTAAGTACAAATACAACAGGCAGTGGTCAAGGTTCAGATATTGATAGTGCAGAAGGATTAACTTTTGGTTCTTCAACTACAACGATTGGAACTGATGGTGGCGGTTATGGGTACAATAATAGAACTGGAGATAATTATGTTGCTTGGCATTGGAGAACAGATGGAACAACTGGTTCATCAAACACAGATGGCTCTATTACATCTACTGTAAGTGCTAACACAACATCAGGATTTAGTATTGTTACGTGGTCAGGAACTTCAAGTAATGGCACTATTGGACACGGACTAGGTGTAGCACCTAAAGTAATTATATGTTTTGGTTATAGTTCAGGTGGTAACTCTTGGACAGTTGGACATAATTCTTTAAGTTGGAATAATGGTATTTATATAGAAGCTACTGCTACATTTGCTAACACAACTTTGTGGCAAAATACAGCACCAACAAATAATGTATTTTCAGTAGGTAGTTTTTCAGGAACAAATAGTTCTCAATCAATGATAGCTTACTGCTTCGCAGAAAAAAAAGGCTTCTCAAAATTTGGAAGTTACACAGGTAATGGTAATGCTGATGGAACATTTGTTTATACAGGCTTTAAACCAGCTTTTGTACTACATAAAAGAACTGATATTGCTGGTCATAGTTGGATAATACACGATAATAAAAGACCAGATTATAATTCTACTAATTTAATTTTACACGCAAATTTAAGTGATGCTGAACAAGGTGGTTACGATATGGACTTATTATCAAATGGATTTAAACATAGAGTTACAGCAGGAAGCACTAATGCAAGTGGCGGAACATATATCTATATGGCATTTGCAGAACAACCATTAGTAGGAACTAACGGAGTTCCAGCTACGGCAAGATAATTTAACAAAGGAGAAACTATGTTTGATAATTGGTTTAAATCTTGGGAGGATATGTACTCTTACAAGACAGTTAAACAAAACATCAATAAGTATAACCAAAAAATTATTAACTTTTGGAAAGACTTTTATAATGATGTTTTTAATAACATTAAAAAAGATCCAGAATAATGAAAAAAAGAAAATC